TCCGAAATACCCCTTTGGAAGTCTATTCGCAATTACAACTCCGCAGGCGGCTTTTCCAAATGTTCCTTCTAGAAATAAGTTGGCCTTTGACAGCGTCTATTTCATAAGACGCGTTACCAGTTATGGACGATTGCGTTCGCCTGATGCAAGCGCTTGGACAACCGTCTTCGAAGCTGTCTACATGAATGTAAATCTTGGTGGAGGAACAGCACCTTAGAGCGTTTCAGAAGAAGGAGAATATAATGGCACAACTTCCACAGTTAAACATCGATCAGGTCTTTCCAATTCCTCAAGCGATGGATACCGCTTTTGAGAGAAGATGGCGAGTTAAGAAGGATCAAGAAGGAAAACGTTTCCCGGCCTGCATTACCAAAGTAGATACTACAGGAACTATCGTAACTGTCAAATTTGAAGTTTTAGAACCGGGCACTAATCCCAATATGCAGGATTTGCACCCAGATTGGGTCTTGCAATTTCCAGAAACAACTATGCCAGTGGCGACCGATTTGTATGGGATCCCTCCACTGCAGATTGGGGACAAAGGCTATTGCCTTCCGGCTGAAACTGATCTTGGAGGAGTGTCGGGATATTATGATACACCGACCTCGTTGACCCAACCTTTTAATCTATCAGCGCTAGTATTTCATCCAATAGGAAATGTGAAAGCAAAACCGCTATTTGATCCTTCCAAGTATTATCTAAGTGGGCCTACTGGAATTCTTCTCGAAGACTTGAGTGGCGTTGTGGCCGTGCTCATAGGGCCGGTAGATGACGGCATCGGCAATGCTATCCAGATCTTACAAACTCCCGATAAAGGAGGAGAACGAATTGCTGGTTTGCTCAATTGTCCAAATGACGTAGTGGCAAGATCGCAAGGTATTCCACAATACGGATTGTATCATACCGATGGTGCTGTCCGATATCAATATTCAGTACCATGAGAGTTTATGGTCGCGTTCCTGTGGACCTACGCAATCCAAAAGGTCCTTCGAAATGGGTTGTCGTGGAAACGACATTGCAGGGATTCAATGACGACGTCTATATCGTCGCTTTGGCCCAGGGATTGAAACTCAACACGAACGAGTCACCTTTCTGGGGAAACTATGGACTGCCCGCGCATCAATCGATCATGCAGCAGATCATGCCAGATTACTATGTTCTGCAATTGCAGCAGCTCTATCAGCAATTTTTCTCTAGCTTGATCGTATCGAAGATCACGCCGCCTCTTACCCCGCAACTTGGTAACTTGCAACAAGAGAATGTCCCAGCACCCGTTTACCGCTTCAATGTAATCACCAATTTCGGATTTCATTATCCGCCAATCTTTGTTAGAGGAGCGCCGCAATAATGGCTGATCTTCCAACCGTTGTCACGGCAGCAGGAATGCAGCCAAGGGACATCGAAGAAATCAGAAACACATTGCTGACTCAAGTGGCCGCCACCAATCCTGGATATACTGCCAATCTGCCTGGTATCCTCATCGAGGATATCTCGTCAACAGACGTGTACGCTATTTCTCAATGTGATAGTGCGCGTGTCGAGACTGTCAATTCGTTGACTCCACTCGGGGCCAATGCCTTTCTGTTGCTAGAACTTGGCCAGATGCTCGGCGTACCAGTAGGAAGCGCCAGCAATACTTCAGTGTTCCTCGTATTCAGTGGTCCTGCTGGTTTCGTGATCGGCAAAGGCTTCATCGTTACCGACGGACAATTCCAATATGCTGTGAACACTGGCGGTATCATAAAATCAGACGGGTTCAGTTCTCCGCTCTTTGCCATCGCAACAGTATCTGGAACATGGACTGTTGCACCCAACACCGTTACTTCATTAATCACTTCTATCCCTGCCAGCATTGCCGTGACTGTAGACAATCCTCTGGCAGGGATTCCGGGTTCGACAGCGGGTTTGACCGAAGCCGATTACCGGGCGCGTGTCCTGCGGGCTAATCTAGCGGCCAGTCAGGGCATGGCACGCTACCTACGGACTCTTCTATCTAACGTTACCGGCGTGCAATCGCGTCTAGTGCTTCCTCTCATGAACCCAATTGCGGATGAAGCTAGATGGGAGATCATAGTGGGCGGGGGTGATCCGTATGAGGTAGCCTATGCCATCTATACGGCTCTGTTCGATATCTCGGACGTCGTCGGTTCGACGCTCGATATCTCTGAGATAACCGAAGCACTTCCAGCCGTCGTGACCACCCGGCTGAACCATTTGTTGACGGTAGGATCTCATATCGTCATTGACGGAGTCGATCCATCGGGCCTCGACAACAATGACTATGTCGTGATGTCTATTCCCACCGAAAAGACATTCGCGCTGGGCTTGCCCTATACTCTTCAAGTGATAGCAGCAGCCAGTTGGTCTACGGGCGAAATTACTTTCACCACCACTGGAGCGCACGGCGTCACCGTGGGATCGACCGTCGTTATCACGGGTATGACTCCCACTACCTACAACGGAACCTACATCGCTCAAATTGGAACGACAGGGGCAGATATCATAGTCACCAAAGTCGTGGATCCGGGTTCGGCAACGGTCATGGGCCAGCTCCAGCCCGGCAATGCCCTCTTTGATTCTACCGGTCTTACCTATGTGGCGGGCGGGATCATAACTCCTAATCCTCGAAATGTCATGGTCAGCATCGAGGATCATCCCGATACTTATTCATTCCCGATCGTTATCCCGCCCCAGCAATCGGTCTCAATCGGCATAGATTGGAATACCATATCCCCCAACTTCGTAGATCCGGCAGCAATAGCTCAAGCCGTCCAACCCGCCGTGGCCGACTATGTCAATTCTATTATCGTCGGGCAGCCTATGAGCCTGATCGAATTAGAAGATGCTTTTGCCCTAGCGGCAACTCCTCTATTGTCTATTGAATTGATATCGGTCTTGACCTTCGACGTGTCGATCAATGGGATCAGCACAGCGCCAACCGGGCAGTTGATCTTTGGCGATCCCGAAAGTTTCTTCTTCGCCCAACCTTCTGATATCGTGGTAACGAAGCTATGACGGACTATACCCCTCTCCCTCCTGCGCCAAGCAGTCCCGGTTTCCCGGCGTGGCCCCCGGAGCAATTCACAACGGCGGCACAGGTTCTACGGTCTTATCTCTATCAGCAGTATAACGACGACGAGGATCTACAGGTCTTCGTCATGTCGTATAACGCCATGGTGCAGGAATATATCACGTGGTTTTCCACTGTGATGCTTCCTGTCTATGCCCAGAACCCCATGGTGATCGGCAGCTTGTTGGACTGGGTGGCCAAAGGCCTCTATGGCATGTTGCGTCCGTTGCTGGCCAGCAGCAAGATCCGTGATCTCGGAACATTCAACACGGCTATGTTCAATGAGATCATGTTCAACGAAGATCACATCATAACCGATTCTACGATCTTCGACACCGACGACGATACCTTCAAAAGGATCTTGACGTGGCATCTATACAAGGGCGACGGTAAGATCTTCAATATTCGCTGGCTCAAACGGCGGATTCAAAGATTCCTTACTGGAACAGACGGCGGTAACGGCTTGAGTTCAGCCGATGGTTCTCCGAGCACGCCCGATATGTATCCTCCGGATCAGACCTATGAGATCTCGGTGACATTCGGTGTAGACAACGAAGTAGACATCAATTTCCTGAGTACGCATAGGACCATTACCGGCGGGGCTATGTTCAATGCGGGTATGTTCAACGAATTTGAATTCAACGAATTGGGAACGTCGGTTGCCTATTCGATTGTCAGCCCGTGGGCTCCTATCTTCAAAAGTGCCGTAGAATCGGGTGTACTAGAACTTCCGTTCCAGTTCCATTGGGTAGTCAACATCAACTAGCAGGATGAAGAAATGGCCAACGTATTTGTCTTCGCCAATCTAGCTCGGAGCTCCCTAGCGGGATCTCTTAGCAACGTCGCCACGGTGCTGAATGTTCAAGCCGGGGCGGGGGCTCAATTCCCTAACCCGTCGGCAGGTCAGCAGTATGCTTTGACTCTTACCGATGCCGCGACTGGCCTCTTGAAAGAGGTGGTCTATTGCACGAACCGGACCGGCGATACGATGACAGTCATTCGAGCCCAGGAAGGATACTCGGCTTTGAACTGGCTGCCGCAGGATCCAATCGCCAATCTATGGACAGCCGGACAAGCCGCCGCCATGCTCCAGCAGGGGCAGTCACAATCTCAGGCTTCCAATTATTCCGCAGATTCTGGAACGACCAACGCCTATGTTGGAGTCTATAACCCGGTGGTCACGTCGCCGGTTATCGGGATGCCTTTGCGGTTGAAGATTGCCAATACCAATACCGCCGCTTCTACATTCAATCCGGGATCGGGTCTAGCAGCCATTCATGACGGTGCAGGCAACGCTCTTGGTGGCGGAGAACTTGTTGCTGGGCAGATCAGTGAATTCATGTGGACAGGTACCGCTTATGAACTCATGGCCCCGGCTGTTCTACTGAACGATGACGGTCCAATCGTAACCGTTCTCACGTCAGCCGACGTTTCACCTTTCACGCCCAATGGGGCGAGTCTATATATGGAAGTAACGTGGAAAGGAGCTGGTGGTGGAGGCGCTGGAGGAAATGCTGGCCCCACCAATCTTCCAGGAAGCGACGGCACCGATACGATCTTCGACGGCATCCATGCTGGGGGCGGGAAAGGGGCAGCGACCGTCAGTGCTGTCATTCCTGGGGCGGGAGGTGTTGGGGGGACTGGATCCGCCACCTTGCGTATCCCTGGACAACCGGGAGGACCTGGTAGTCTTCAATCCAGTGTTGGCGGCTGGCCCTCTGGCAGTGGCGGAGGAAGCGGCGGCTTGCCAGGAAGAAACACAGCGGGAGACGGTGCTGCTGCCACAGCTGATTCTGGCGCTGGCGGCACAGGTGCCTTCACAGTCGATGGCGGAAATTTTCTAGCGGGACCGGGTGGTGGCGAAGGCGAGACAGCTATTCTCTTTGTCAATAATCCCACAGGCACCTACGCTTTCACCATCGGCACAGGTGGAGCCGGTGGTGCGGGGACCAATGATGGGGGCGCTGGAGCCGATGGCTATGTGATGGTTAAAGAGTACTTCCACTAATCTATTTCTCCTCACTGCTGATTTCTATTGGGCCAAGCTCCGAAAGGGGCTTGGCTCTTTTTGATTATGGGGGGTCAGTTTCGGGCAGCCCTGCCATGGCCCTAGCGGGGGGCAATCCCTGTGCATTAGGGGCAAAAAAGAGTCGGGCATACTATAGGTGGTATAGAAAGAAGCCTAGAATATACCACTAATACGCAAAAAATCGCTGATTTGGGGTTAGCGGGGGGCGGCACGACCCGCCCCCTCTTCAACTATTCGAGCCGATACCCGTTCTTTTCAACATAGCGCCGGGCGGCCATGTAGTCTTTCAAGCGCTTCGCCCCGCCATTTTTGAAGATGAGACGTGCCGTCTTTTCATCCCATGAGCAGATACGCTCGCCTCCTTTCTTGGGGACCGTCTCTCCCTTGAGCGTGGTGATGGCTTGCTGGATCTTTTCCTTGTCGGCTTCGGATCTTCTAACTTTTTCTCTTTTCGACACTGTTCCTTCTCCTCTGCAAAACGCGTCAATGCATCCATGAACCTTTTTCTCTCAGCTTCTATTCGTGATATCCACTCCCTGTAAGGCACAAAGATCCGGGCAGCGATTTGAAGTCTAGTCTGGTATTCGTTGTCGTCACAGGGGCCTTCGGCCCATCGTATGAGTATCCGCAGTGCACGTTCTAATCTGTGCAGCTTGTGACGTTTTGGATGGGTGCTGATCGTGATCGCTTGTTCCAAGTTCATGTAAGTCCGAAATCCATACATGGGCTTCCTCCGCTCACTTTGGGAACGGTATGATTGAAGCACTAGGCGCTTCTGATCCACCTTCTCGTTCGGTTGTTACTGGACGACCCGCGAGGAAAGTATCGCGGACCGTTACCCGGAGACCGCGGTATTCGGCATCGTGAGTAAACTCGTGAAGAAATCCTCTTACTCCCAAGCCACTTTTGCTCATACACACCAATTCGTCACCGATGTATATGTGATAGCGAAACTGTTCATTGCTCTCTTCCGTAGTGGATGTCATTATAGCCCCCGGCTTCTATTATGTCCTCTTTACCTTCGTCACAGTCGTCGCGCAGGTCCTTCAATGTTAGAAGGACTTTGCGTGTTTCATTCGTGCCCCATCCGGGGAATGATTTCCCCAGATCGATGTTGCTCTTTAGGGCATTGTCGAGCCACAGTGAAAGCCAACTGCCGAGGAGTCTACGGCGGTCGCCTCTCAGGTTGGTTATTCTGGCCTTGGCCATGACACGTACTCACTTCTGAATGCAATACCCAACTGCTCTGGGGTCAGAACAGGGAAGGACACGTTGTTGCGCTGCGGGCGGCGATGGGCCACCAGGAACGCAACGACCAGCAGCGTCACAGTTTAATCCGTACATGTTGATTCGCTGCTCGTCTGGTGTCAAATACTGTGGATAGACTGGCACCGGAACTATGATTGTCTGCCCCGGTGCCACATAGACATTGGGCCCGGAGCCATAATCCCCCCAGCCGTAGAACTGCCGCACGTTGCTCTGAGCCTTGGCTCCCAAGTCGTGCCCGAACACGACGAGGAGCGCGACCAAGGCTCCGAACAGAAGCAGCTTTCCGCCGCGCCGAGGCGGAGCAGCGTGCTCCAACATCGGCATATCTTCGAACGGCTCGTACACGGAGTCGATAATCATGTACTCCGTCTCTCGTACATAAATCCTTCTCATGGCTTGCCTCCTATGGTTAGAGACGGGGTGAGCTTTAGGCCCACCCCGCTCAGGTTGCACTACTTCACCTGGACGCACTGCTTCTTGTGCAGATAGCGCAGCAGGCTGATGGCCGGGAGGGGGTGGTCCTCCTTCTCCATGGCCTCCATGTACCCCTTGACAGTGGGGTTCTTTTTCATCAGCGCCACGGCGCTCTCGACGTTGCCGCCCTTCCGGTAGTCGCGAGCGCCCTCGATGATCGAGATCCGCTGGGTGTCGCCGTAGGTGACCTGCTCGCGACGCGGAACCCGCACCTTCGGAGCCGTCTTGACGACAGCCCCACGGGCGATCGGAGCCGCGCCTTTGGCCACCTTCGGAGCCGTGCCCTTGGCCGGAGCCGTGCCCTTGGCCGGAGCCGCGCCCTTGACGGGCGTTGCCGCCTTCGGATCCGCCGCCTTCGGAGCCGCCACCTTCTTGATCGCGGCCTTCACGACTGCCGGAGGCGCCTGAGACGTCGCGCCCAACAGGTCTTTCACTACATCACGTGCCATTGTCTTTCTCCTTGCTGTTTCCTGCCTGGGAAGGAACATACCCCAGCCAGCCAATGCGAGAGCACTGGTGGATTGGGTGGCGACAGCCACCCTCACCATCAAAGCTCTCCCTCGTCTTGCCGCATCAGATGCTCTAGCATCTGCTCGGTATCGGTCTTGGCTCCCAGCACCATCTCGTAGTAGTCGGTACCGGGCTTTAGTTCTTTCAGCGATTGCTCGTGCGCAGCAATCACCGATCTATAATGCCGCGCCAATCGCACACGATGCCACTTGTCCAATTTCGCCTCCTGCCCTCACCGGGCCTTGAGATCGGCTGCCGTTTCCCAGCAGCCCAGCAACCCCATGGTAGCACAGGCCCAGCAAGAAGCAAAAAGATTTTTACCTTCCATTTGTTCTTTTCGGAAGCTTATACCATTCTCACAGGCGGTAGTGGAATCTCTTGCTTATGAGGACGCCATATATGTAGAACATTAGGATGGATGTTAATATGATCCTTTGGGGTAACGTGAAGCTGAAAGGCGATTTCAAAGTCTTCGAAGAAGAGACGCTTGACCCAATCCATTTCTGCCCACGTCGGACAACGGCTTTCAGTGCTTACGCTAACATGGTCCCAGCCATCACCGGCAGAAGCAATAATACGTAGATAAGGGTTGACGCCAAAAGGATTCTTAAAAACAAAGCATCCATTCCATTCGTCCCCCATTTCCTGTTCTTTTGGAATTCCAAGATGTTTGCGATATCCTTCACCTAAAGGAATCCGGTTATGCTCGAATACCGGTCCAACCAGCTTTTTCATTTCTTGCTCCTTCCTAAGAAACCATCAGCAACGATATCTGCTATCCGAGTGTCGCCCGTCGAGTAGTCGATAATCGAGCCTGATAGCGAATTAACTTTCATCCAACCGATCTTGTTCCCATTCTGATCATAAACCCAAACGAGATCAACTACTCCATTTAACGACAAGCTGATCAGCTTATAGTCGTTGATCTTATTAACAAGTAAGGCACGGCCATTATCTACAGATACTAGATACCGTCTTCGTAGAATATTTTTAAGGAATTCGTCTTTTGGCATGTTCTATCTTTCTTTTACGTTGCACACAATTAGAATGAGCATAACCGATCTCTCCTTTTGGGACGTTATATCCCAATGAATTCAAGGCCATGGTCATCCCTGATCCACCGGGTTTTCCGCATATCCAGCAATGGCGGCCAATAGGTGATTGCGGCTTAGCTTTCAACGAAGCCTCCCCGGAAACCTAGCGACAGTGCCGCGCACGACACCACACGCTGTTTCGTGTTGAACTAGAGCTTCGGCGTATGTAGAACATCGCCACATCTCGCTATCATACTCGCCGCCAAAGATCATGGTTTCAAACAGGATTGGTGGGCCTTCGAACCGAAAATTGTGATCGAGTCCCAAGAAGCAAGTGCTCACCCCGACAAGATTCCCATTTGTGCCAATGTCTGTAAAATCGACCCGCCGCTTCATCGGATCACTGTCGTCGTCCATCCACGCCGCCCACGCCATCATGTCCTCGACAGGACTGACCGTCTTGTCGGGGTTCAGAATATACCAGCGTGGGCGGCGCGGAACCATTAGCTATTCCTTATCTTTGGGTTGCTTCCGCCAAACCCTTTCATACCCCATGGCGCGTCCCGCTGCTTCCAGCGTGGCGTTCTGCGGCCGTTTAACCTTTCCATAGAACCAGCCATTCATGGCTCCATGAGAAGGCCCACCGTCTCGTTCGATCTGATACAGCCCCTTGGAAAACGCCTTCCCTGTTCCAAAAGTATCCTGCACGATGGTTCGCAGGAGATCGATTGCCGGATCCTTTGTTCGGAACATATAGCTCTTGTAGAGCTTCAACGTACCGTTGGTTCGTCTTCCGAACCTGTTGGTTTTCTTGGCCATTCGTCACCTCATTTTCGCCTTTGATTTCTTGGCTGCCTGTCTCAAGTCAGGCAACAATTTTTGGACCTGATAGCCACCGCGTTCTGGGAGCTTGCGTAAGATCCCCTGCGCGGCGGCCGTTTTGAGAATGTAGTTGGCCCCACCAGGACTTCGCCCGATGCTGGCCTGGAAATTCTTCGCGATTGAATGGGTAACGTGAACGATACCATGCTCTTCGAGGTATCGCTGAAACAGCGTGACCACGTTTCCACTGGCGGGCACTTCGACAATGGGCACAGCATCCACGTCGCGGGTTACTCCCGCCAATCGTCGTAGGACTTCTGCCAATCGGTTGTCCTCGACGAGGGCTAAGATTCTAAACGTCATGTTTCACTTCCTTTCATCGTGGATGGGGAGTGCCGCCTTCATAGCGGCGATCCATTGCTCAAGATCGGCGATGGCCCCGGCATAATCCCGTCGCTTGTAGGTCTTATGCGTTATGACCGTTGCCGCCTCCAGCAATCTCGTGGGGCCAACGCGGCGATGGATTCGTATCCCGCGTTGCACCAATTTCAAGGCTCCTTTCAACGTCACGGCTTTATAGAGCAGGATCGCGTCCTGCCCTTCGAAGACCGTGCCTCCTTCTAATATAACTATCTGCGACATACCCTGCCTCCTAGCTGGCCCATGCCGGGCCAGCCCCTAGCCTAACCCCATCCAATTTGGATGGCTAGTTGATTTTTACTAATCTATTTCCAACTCGCTCACCGGGTAAATCAGCGAATAGCCTTCTCGGTCACGTTGTTCCTGGAACTCGAAGCCCATGTCTTTCATCATCGACATGAAGCGCAGCAGGTATTCTCTCTTGCCATGGACAACGATGGCAGCGAATGCTGCTGTGACTACATCGGCCGCCGTGTCGGGGAGCAAGGTCGGCATCGGGAATTTCAGTCTCCATCCAAAACTCACGAGACAGAAATTGCACACGTCCTCTAACGTCGAGGCTTTCAGCTTAGTCGGAGCCTCGGCGCTACCCTTGGATCCCTTGCGGGCCTTCACCTTCGACTTGATCAGACCACTCTTCGGCGATTTCGTCATATCGTCTCCTTTGCCCTCACCGGGCGTTTCTGCGCACTATACCTCGTGCGCGCGCCAGCGTGCGCCAGCCTGTAGGGGAACGCAATATGACTCTGCAATTTCTGCAGAATCAATTCTTCCAATGAAATTCTTTGGCATAAGGACCTGCCATTTGCTTGTTCACATTATCATTCCATATCTTGTTGAGTCGATCCTTCTTAATCCCTTTTTGCTCCAACAGCTTGGCCATCTTGTAGATATCATTTATCGACGCAAAGCCTGCCCGGTACATACGAGCATCATCAGAATAGGCGTAGGTCAAATCGTGCTTGGCTACCAGAGCCTTGAACATATAGATCGTCGGCTGGCTCCAATCTATCTTTACGATCTTTGGCTTGGTCATCTCATCACCTTCACTTTCATGAACAATTGATTCCAAGACCGGCAACCTTGACTCAGTTCGAGTATCTCAGCCATAATGGGATCATCGTTCTTAAACTCCTCGCAGCACGCCATGAACTCACGATAGGTGGCGTGCCGTTGATGCGCGCGTGCCCTCTGTAGCAGAATCTCGCGATGGGTCATTTGCCCCTTCTCCTGTTCTGCTTCATGTAGTCCGCAAAAGCACCTGCCCATTCAGCATCGTCGGCGTCATGGTGCTTCTTGTAATGTTCTTCAAGATC